CAAAAAGAGTTTCCTCTAGGACTAGTAGTCAAAGCACAACGGATAACTGGGAACCACCAGGTTTTAGATTAGAAGGCTCTGGATTAACTAACGATTCAGAAACAGCCTCTGAGCCATGGTTGCAAAGTAATGAAGGCTCTGTAGGAGTAAGTTCTGATATTGGGTTTAATGCAGATGATCCTTTTCCTGAACCTTCTTTAACAATAGAACCAGAAGGAAGTTTTGGGTTTGACGCTGATTTTAATGAGCTATTTAATGGTGAACCTGGTGGGCAACAGTTCGGAGATTGGCTTAAAGACTGTTTAGGCTGCGATCTTAGAATTAGCTTCAATTGGCAACTGCAACCAATTGATTTGTTATTGCCACTAGCTAACTTACTTGCAGATATAAATAATGCTTTAGATCAATTTGAAGGCTGGTTAGATCCAAACCCTTTAATGAATGATCTTTGTAACTTATTAAATGGTTTAAACTTTTTATGCTTACCAGATCTAATAGCAATTTTGATGGCGCTCAAAATGCTATTAAAGTCTTATCTTACTTTTCAGTTATCAATTAGAATCGATTGGACAGTCTTACTTGGTCCTATCCTAAAACTGATACTTGATGCTATTGCTACGCTGCTTCAACAGATAGCAGCAATTATTGTAGCTCCGTTAGACTGTGCTTACAGTGCTTTAATGATGGCTTCTAATTTACAGGATCAGCTTGCAGAAACAGCTGCATTAGCTGCAGCTGTTGGAGCCAGAATAGGGGACAGAGCTGAAGATATAAAAGATATTGCTCAAGGCAATGGTAGCGGTTTACAAGACAACATTACTAAAGCAGAAAGTCTTTGGAAGGATGTATCTGGTAGTTCTGAAGTTGTAGAAGGTGATTCTGTTGGTTTGAAAGATATCACTATACCAAGTTTAGAAGTTAACACTAGAAGAGGTTCTGTAAGCAGTGGAAAAGAAGTAGGATTTAGTTTACCTGTAGGCTTTGATATTACTTCAAATACAAGACTACCTGATGCTTTAAAGGTACCTGCTTTCTTACAGTCAAATCCATTTAAAAAGATGGCCTTAACTGTTCAAGAAGCAAAAAATTATATTATGGATCTTGTTCGTAAGATAATACTTGCATTAAGATCATTAGAAGGGTTAGTATCTGGTAATCTTGGACTTTCGCTTGGAAATCTTGGACTTTTACTCTTTATAAGAGATATGATTAGATTAATTATGGTAATCATTCAACTCTTCCAAGGAAGAAAGGTAGATGATTGGTGTGAGTTTTTAAGAAACAATCCAGAAGTTTTAGAACAAGCAATGCCTGGAACAAGAGCCAGAGTTGATGCAGATCAAGAAAAAATTGTATTGACTAGAGGTAGTGAAGTTGTTGCAGAAATATCTACGTGTCTAAGTGATAAGCCTAGCTCACAGACTGCGATGATGCAGAAGTGGATTAAAGATTTGAATAGATCTGAGGGAAGTTAAAAATGTATTTAGAGATGGCAAAATCCTATAGTTCTAAGCCAAAGCCTGTATACACAGATAGTCATAAAATTGCTTATGATGCAGAAAGAAATATGACTCCTCCGAAGCCAATGAAGGTTTCGGACAGAACATTTTCTTATTCAGAAAGACACAGAGGCCAATGGTTTAGACCTGAATACGATTTTGATGAAATACAAATTGCTCAAGATACAGATTCTTATATGTTCAGAGCTATTCAAAAGAAAGTGAATAGAGTTATCTGCGCAGGCATGTCATTTACTGGAGCTAACGAAGAGTCTGTTTCTTATATTAAAGAAAGAATTGCTTATCAAGCTATTGCTACTAATAAACCATTTGAACAGTTGATATGGGATACTTTTCAAGATCTATTTAGATTTAGTAACTGTATGTGGGTTAAGAAAAGAGATCGCAATCGTTCAATGGGTGAAGTTAGATTTGATGCAGCAGGTAATGAAATAGAGCCTGTTGCTGGTTACTTCATATTACCGTTTGAGACTTTAGAATTTAAAACTAAAGCAAATGGTGAATATAAGAAAGTTATGCAAAAGATGCCTGATGGTCGAACTAAAGAGTTCGACCCTATGGACCTAATTCATTTCTATACTAATAAGAAGCCTGGATTTACTGTTGGTACGCCGGAGCTTTTCCCAGCATTAGATGATGTAGCGCTCTTAAGAAGAATAGAGGAAAACGTAGAAGATTTAATTGAAACAAATCTGTTCCCAGTTTTCCATTATCAAGTAGGCAATGATAATTTCCCTGAGCGTTATGGACCTGACGGAATTAAAGAATCAGATGTAGTTAAAAAGACTATCGAGTATATGCCTGCAGGAGGTATATACGTCTCTGACCATCGGCACAAAATTGAAGCTGTTGGCTCAGAAGGAAGAGCTTTAAGAATAGATTACTATGTTGGTTATTTTAAGAACAGAGTGCTTGCTTCTCTTGGAGTAAGTTCTGTGGATATGGGAGAAGGAGATTCTAGTAATAGAAGTACAGCTTCTACTATGTCTAAGGGACTTATGATGGATGTAGAAGCTATGACTATTGTAGTAAAGAGATTTATAGAGTTTTATGTTATAACAGAGCTTCTTTTAGAAGCTGGATATAATCCTTTAGATTCAGAAGAAATGGTTTATGTTAAATTCGGAACCATAGATAAAGAAGATCGCCGCGCTGATGAAAACCAGCAGATTCAAATGTTCCATGGGAATATCAGAACGATGGCTGAAGTTAGAGCTTCTCTTGGAGATAGACCATTTACTGAAGAAGACTTTGATGATACGTTCTTTAAGAAATTTGAAGAACCGGGCAGTCTTTCTAAACTCCTTTCTCCGGGTTCTGCTGCTGGAGAAACTCTTGCTATGCATCCAGCTTCTAATATTGATCCTGCTGCTATTAAGAAAGAAAAAGAGTTTGCAGAAAAGGAAGCAAAGGAAGCAGCAAAAGCAAAGGCTGCCGCTAGACCGGCAGCCAGCGGAAAGGGAAAAAGCGCAAGCAAAACTTCAGCAAGCAAAGCAAGACCAAGTAATCAACACGGAACAAGAGCAAGCGCAAAGACAAATAGAGATTTCACTATTTATGATACTAGTGGCTCAGATATTTTAATTACTTGTGATTTTGATATAGATTCTACTAAAATTGCAGAGTGGAACAAACTGGTTCTCGCAAGACATAGTGAGTTAAACTGCAATATAGCTTTAGATGTATTAGCGCGCTCAATGCTTTGGCGCTTAAAGGAAGTTTAATGTATAACAAGTTAATAGATGTTCATAAAGTACAATTAACTAAAGAATACTCTAGTGAGGAGAAGACAGCTCTTCTAGATAGTGCAAACTCTTATGTTAATGGTGCCAAAAAAGGTTTGATTATTACTTTTGATTTATCAAGTTCTTTTAAGAAAACAAATAACAGATTGTATTCTATTAAAGGGCAAATGGATGGTGCGTCATCATGGACGCACCCATATCCGAAACCAATTCTTAAAAACCATGATCAGCAATCAGAGCCTATAGGAAGAATTGTATCTGTCGAATGGGTGTCTAACGATGCAGAAATCGCAGGATTCTTTTCTTCTCAAGAAGATTTAATTGCGTTTAAAAAGATCCTGGATACTGATGATCCTAAGAAAATTGTTAGAGAAATGAGTCGTAGGGGTTTATTAGATAACGATAGATGGCCAGGGCTTGGTAGGCTTGTGGCAAAAGCTAGAATTAGCGATCAGGATGCTATTGAGAAGTTTATAGATAATAGATATTTAACTTTTTCTGCTGGCTCTGATACCGATAAGTATAGATGTGGTGTTTGCGGAAAAGATTGGGCCGCTAATCAATCTTGTCATCACTGGCCAGGAGAAGTTGATGAAGATGAAGGTGTACCTGCTGTTTTCTTGACAGGATCCTTTCTTGGTAGAGAAGCAAGTGTTGTTTCTACACCAGCTAACGGTTTTAGTCAGTTAACTAGTATGCAATTTTCTGATTCTCAGGAACTTCCAGAAGAAAGAAAGAAATTGTTTAATTTATCTGATACAATTAATTGCTCAGATGCTTTTATAGAAAATGAGGAGGATATGAGCTTGAAACTAGATATAAGTGAAGTAGTTAAACAGCTTCTAGAAAACGAAGACTTTAAGGCTTTGATTAAGCCTGCACCAGTAGTTGAAGAAGCTGCTGATACAGTTTCTTCTGATCAAGAAGTTGAGGTTGATTGGTATTTACTTGGATTAGGACTGAAAGCTTCTTTAAAAGACAAGTGCTTGGCTGAAGATGAGCTTTCTAAAGTTCCAGAAGAGCTTTACTGTGATAGCGACAAAATGTTTGTTATTGCAAATGTTGATTATGCGGAAGCTGCAAAAGCTTTAATTGAAAAAGCTAAGCTTTCTGACGCGCAGAAAGAAAAGGTATCTGGATTAATCGCAAGTAAGGTTGAAGTTCTAGATGGATTAAATAAGCCTTGCAATTGCGGTTGCGCGGCTTTGAAAGAAGAACTTGCAAACTTACAAAAAGATTATCAGGCTGCATTAGAGTCTGCAACATCTTTACAAGATGAATTAAAAAAGTTAAAAGAAGAATCAAAATTACTTGACACAGATTCTACAGCAGGTGAAAATGATGAAAAGACAACTGTTCAAAACATTAAGCCAGTTGAAGATGTAGGTGTCTCTTCTTCACAAAGAGACACTTCTAGTAAGAATGGATTAGGTGATTTTGAAAAAGAAGTTGTATCTAAATATATTGTGATTCGAGATTCCCAAGGAAAGGCTGCTGCAGATAACTTCTTAGCAAAGAAGAAGTATCAGGGATACTTAAGCAAGTCTTTCAACATTAACTTATACACTCAGGAGAATGAATAATGACTGTTAGAAGATTAGGTACTCAATTCCGTGTAAGAGAAGATCTTAACAGCTCTGTTACACCTACTGTTACTGTTCAGAAGGACGTAAGCCATCCACATGGCGAATGGAAGCCTGCAAAGTGGCTTCCTATTGTCTTCAAGAAAAGTGATGCTGTAGCTGGTGAAGATGCTTTTGTCATCAGCTCTGGTAAGGTTGTTGCGCTTGACGCAGAGAATAGAATTGTTCCTGCGGGTCTACGTGCTGCTTTAGTTGCATCTTCTGGTGACGTTCTTTTCTATACCGAAGATGACTATAATTGGGGCGTAACTGACTTAGTAACTGGAGCTCCTGTTGCTAGTTCGTCTGGCGCTGGCTATACCACATTAGAGATTGGTGTAGCACTTGTTGATCGTGGCCTAGTGCCGATTAGCGTGTTGACCTCTGGTAATGCATACCCAACTGACGTTGCAGATGCTACCGAAGTAATTGAATACTTCATTTCAGAGGCTGTTGGTGTCATTCTTTATGACGTGCATGTATGGTCTGGCCGTCCAGAAGATGGTGATCAAGTTTTCACCAACTACTCAAAGCAGCACCTTGTTCAGTTCGCTACTGACCTTCAAATGAAGGTTCCTCACCGTGCAGTTGCTACTGCTGGTACCCGTTCGTTCGCTGCAGGTTCTATTACTGTAGTTACTTCACAAGCAAATGACGGTGATATTCCAGTAAGCGGTGAAGTCTGGTCTGAGACTGCTCTTGATGACGTAACCCGTTGGGCCAGTGTTGTTGATGGCATGAGCGTTGTTGCTCTTCAGCTTTCTCAAAAGTTTATTTGCAAGAATACTGATCGTACTCCGATTACTTGCAGTGTAGACGATGTTCTTGTTAACGAGAAGTCTGAACTTGCTTTAGTAAAGAAAGATGGTGATTTCTGGGTTGATACTCGGACTGGAACCGTTTTCATTCACTCGACGACTTGGGCTAGACAAGTTTCTGGAACAGTAACATTTACTATTACTTTCTACTATTACGCTGCGCATGCAAGTGGTGCAAGCTCTGATAGATTTGTATTCTTTGATGGTGTAGCTCGTCCAGGCGCCTTCCTCTCTTATGACTCTTCTTCTAACTTTGTAGAAATGGGTTCTACCGGAGATGCTCTAGGTACTTCTAATACTCGTTCTATTGCTCGTCTCATCAATGTTGATGTAGAGCCGAAGGATCTGTTAGACAAGGTTAAGACTGGATGGAATCTGACTGGCATGAGTGCTGTATCTAAGATGCCTGGTTCTGCGACTAAGGGATTCAGCGATTTGATCACTCTTGCTACAGCAGAAAAAGTTGCTGACCAAATTGCTATTATCAACTTAAAAGTTAACTAAGAGAGGTTTAATATTATGAAATTTAAGTTAAGAGACGGTAGAGAACAAAATCTCCCTTCTGATACCAAGGCTAGAACTAGATACGTTGCTGATCTATTTAGACATCAGGGCAGAAATCTAGATGAAGATTTCCAGATGGACTGGGATGATATGTATAGACTCTTGTCGCCAAAGCATACAGATGCTGTAACGACACCTGACATTCGTCCTTTGCTCCAAACAAGCATGGAGACTCTGATTCGTGAACCGGTAGAGCCGATGATGGTTATTACTGGACTCTTCACAAAGGTTATGGCTAAGGGTCTGAATACTCAAATCCTTGCTGGAGCTATCGGTAGCGTAACTGCTGCAGATATTCCTGAGCATGGTACTTACCCTGAAGTGAACTTCCAGCTTGGTGGAGCAATGCAAACTGCTTGGATCGGTAAGTCTGGTATTGCTGCTAGCTTTACCGATGAAGCTTTGCGCTACAGCACCTGGGACATTATGGCTATGAACTTCCGTCTAATGGGACAAGCTCTTGTTAGACACAAGGAGCAGAAGGCCGTATCGTTCCTTAGAAGACTCGGAACGGTTCTT